CAGAACCGGAATGGGTTAAACCCGCTATAGAGCGCTATCTGGCTGGCGAAGGTCTTATCAGCATTTCTAAATCGTTGCATGTTGGTAATAAAACGTTCAAGCGTATTTTGAATAGACACAACATCCCTATCCGCGACTCCACCGAAGGTGCGGCTCTTGCTATTAGTCAGCTTCCACCGGAATGGCACGAACAGAAAGGTAAAAAGATTAGTGAAATTCATTGGGAAAAACGAGCGTTGCCAGATCAGGAAATTGTCAACCGTTATCTTGCTGAAGAATCTGCCAACAGCATTGCATGTTCGTTGGGTATCGGTCGCTCTACGGTAGAACGTAGATTGATTGCGCTTAATATTCCACTTCGTACCAACGCTGAAGCAAATCGGATTATGATAAAAAATACTCCTATAGAAATTCTTCGCAGCCGCATAAAGGTAGCGCAGGAAAGTTCCCGTGGAAGAACGATCACAATGAAAGAAAAAATTGCTCGGGCTGCCACCCGACAAGCCAGGGCTACGCACCAATCCGCTGCTGAGATTTTGTTGGCTACTTGGTTGGAAGAGAGAGGAATATCGGTAATTCCTCAACAGGCCGTTGGTCCGTATAACGTGGACATCGGAGCCTTTCCCGTCGCCGTGGAAATCTTCGGCGGAGGTTGGCATTTCGTCCGAGACCATTCCAAAAGATTTCGCTACATCTTCGATCAAGGCTGGCATTTGATAATCATTTATGTCGATGGTAGGCGCAGTGTTCTCACTCCTGGTGCTGCGGATTACATAGTCTCCTTCTTTGAGGAGGCCACCCGCAATCCATCCATTGACCGTGAGTATAGGATGATTTGGGGTGAAGGAAAGGCTTATGCCGCTGGCGGTTCTGATAGTGACGAGCTGGCCAGTATAATACCTCACAGAGGCAGCCACGGGCGCCGGCCCAGAGACGATAGTCCCTGCCGGAAAACACCTGCCGTTCGGATGATCATCTAATCGCTCATCCAGGCTGTGTTTTGTTCCATGTAAAGCAAAACATGCAGAACACGTGCGTGAGCTTAAATCTGAAATCCAAATCCATCCATTAACTACATTCGAATTAGATTGGAAACTTCTTCTGGTACTTTCTCTGTATGCCCGCAACTGCTCCGTTCTGGCAATGCGTAGTGCCCGTACCAGGTTGTTCCCCAACTCCTTGCGTATATTCCTTGCCACCTGTCTTGGATTCAATCCAAGCGCCAACCCCTGGACCATCTTGTCAGCAACTGCTTGGCCGGCATCACCCACCAACTCATTCAACAAATCTCTCAGTGGGCTTCCATCATGCAGAAATCCGACCAGATCTGTAAGAGCATCCACGGCCAATCGATTGAAAGTAAAACCGGCTCCTACTGGAGGAGTTCCAAGTCCAAGTCGGATCAATTGCTCCGAATGTATTTGTGCTTGTTCAACCAAATAGAGCTGCTCAGAGCGAATACTCGCATTTGCATAATTGGCAAATAAGCGAATTTGTTCTTCTGTCTGTGCCCGTAATCCGGCTAGCCTATCATATTGATATACCCACGTAGCAGATCGTTCAGGATCCGAATAATACGATCGCACAAGCTGCTGTATTTTCCTGTCCAGTTCTTTCCAGATACCACCATAATAGCGCACCATTTCACTGGCAGCAGCTCGTTCACGCAAAAGTAAGTCTGACCGGAATTTATTTGCGGTTTTGAAAATCTTACCTTCAGCCATTATTTGCCTTTGTCAAAATTGGAGAGGATTTGTTCACCAAGATCG